CGTCGCCAGCTCGGCGTCGGCAAACAGCAGATACTCCGCAGTAAGGCGTTTTTACACGCTGTCAAAACACAGTCACCAAACGACGTGGCGGCGATGTTCGGGCTTGGACTCAGTGTCGTGTCGAAACATCGGGTGAAGCTTGGTGTGGCCAAAGTCTTCCGCAATGCCCTACGCAATAACCCAAAGTTTATGACTGCGGTACACGGCGAGGGATCGGCGAGAAGCATCGCAGACGACTGGGGATGTACCGCCGCATATGTGTCGATGATACGACGAGAGGCGAAATGATGAAGCCATATCTTACCGTGTGGACTGGGGGCAACTTTTTAGTCATCATGATGCATGACGACCGCATCGTAATGACCAAGTTTGGGCGATGTCTTGCTGAGATAATAACGCCGCACCCCGTTGCAACGGCGACGTTTTTGGCGTCGTATATTCGCAGTCACCTTGATGAGTTCGAAGAGCTAACGACGCATCAATGGCGTAACATTGCGGAGACGACGCCTAGCCCGCGTCTGGCGACGCCAAAGCCAGTGCAAGCCACGTTGTTTTAAGCCACGTGCGCATAGTGAGCTGCCGAGGAATCCTCGGTAGCTCACTGATTGACACGTAGCCTTATTGTGATATAATCACATTCTACACATAGCAGGAGGGCATATGCCACGACTACGGAATAACCAAGCGCCCGCCGGTGACAAAACACGGTTCAGCATCTTAATATCTGCGGACACCGTCGTCAGGCTGGAGGCAATGGCAGACAAAAAGGGACTCAGTCGCAATGCGTTGATAGCGCAGTTATTGGCCAAGGCGATAACGCCGAAAGCGAAGAAAGAGGCGAAGTGATGAGCTGGAAGATTTACTTAATCAAACACCTCGACACCGATATGAAGTACGTCGGGATAACCGGTGGAGACTTGGCGACACGCTGGGAACAACATCGCGCGGACACCAACAGCGCAGTGTACAAAGCGTTGCGCACTGAGGGCTACCGCATGACCATGGAGCTACTCGAAGAAATGGCCACGAAACCCGAAGCGCTGAAGAAAGAGCAAGAGTATATCCGATCCCTTGGCACCGCCACGCCGAACGGATGGAATCGTCAATGCACAAAAGAGAAAGAGGCGAAAGAAAAAGTGCAATATAGTAATAGTAGCAGTACAAATACAATGTTCAAAAATGGAAAACGACAATCATTATTTGCTCGAAAAAAACAATGGTCAAAATGGCTATTTGACTCAAACACAATTTACGATAACTGCAAAATAGATTTAAATAATTTTTCTTATTTTTATCCTTCGTATGGTCGATTAATTTTTGTAGACGATAACAACACAAAAAACGGTATATGGTGCACTGCGCCAAGGCCTTATGAATTGGATCATTATTTTGAGTGCGCTGGACTAGACAAGTATTTTTTAGTATCTTTTAATGATATGTTTAATCCATTCAATGAGCTTCGAACAACACCAGCAAATCCAATTACGTATACTTTGCATAGTTGTCTTTGGTATGATGATTTAAAAAACCCAAATGCAAGATGGCGATACGAAGGGACATATTTAACCAAAGTGTATATGAACAGTTTTAGACGCGAACGCGACGTGGAAGAGGTTTTAATTCGGTATATTCAGCAAACTCAAATGGTAGATGAAATCACTTTATCCGACTGGGGCAAAACGGGCAAGGTGGAATGGAATCCTATTACTGAATATAACGAATGCAATGTAATGGAAGAAATAGAGCTGCGCCGCAAAGGACAACGAGTATGAACCTCGCCGACCTCAAAGCCGAGGCGCGCTGGCTTTGTCATAAAGATAAGCGCCCACTCAATGCCCGCAATGGCAACGCAGGGTCGTCCACCGATCCCGCCACGTGGGCGCCATATGCCGTCGCAGTGGCTACGGCCAAGCGCCTGAGGCTTGACGGCGTCGGTGTCGTATTTACCGGCGACGCCTTAGTCGGCATTGACCTCGACAAGTGCATCGGTGACAGCGAAGGGACGACGGCGAAGTACGCGAGGCACCTCATCGCCATGACGCGGTCATACATCGAAGTATCGCCGTCGGGACGTGGTCTGCATATCATCGGCACCGGCAAGATACCCAGAGCCGCCAAGGAGAAGCTGCACGGCATCGGCGTCGAAGTGTACAACGTCGGGCGCTACTTCACATGGACGGGCGAGGTTATCGAGGGCGAACACGACGACATCGACACCGTTCAAGACGTGGTAGACGACATCTTCGATGCCATCGCATACAGTAAGCCCAGCAAGGCACCTGTCAAGCCTTACACGCCGTCAGACACTGCCGACGGCTATGTTGGTGCGGTGTGGGCACGCTGGCTCGACCAAGCCCTTACCAAGATGCGCAACGCGGTCAGCGGTGAGCGTCACAATACCCGAGTGAAAATGGGGCGCTTACTTGGTGGCGCCTTGGCTGCCGTGCGGAGTGTCGGCTTCGACCCCATGAGCGATGACGACGCAGTCACGGCGTTATACGATGCCTTGGCCCCGGACGCCGGCGAGGAAGAGATGGAGCTGAGCGCAATTCGTTGGGGACTTGAGCACGGACTAAGCGCACCACTCGACATCCCGGCGCCACCGGTGCCACCGATGGAGAGCTTGGAAAGCCTCGAAAAGATCTTTGGGAGCGCTATTGTCGAGACGACGCCGGACGCCGTGACGCCCGACGTTATCCCCAGTAATCCCGAAGTTATCCCCACGATTCACCTGACCGACCTCGGCAACGGACTGCGCTTTGTCGAAGCCGTCAAAGACCGAGTCTGCTATGTACAGGCGTGGGGACAGTGGTTGGTATGGAATGGCAAGTATTGGGAAGCCAGTGACGACATCGTCATCCGCAAAGTGGCGCACGCCGTCGTCATCGATATGTACAAAGCGGCGGTCAAGGATAACGTACTCGACAATGAGTTGGCCAAGTGGGCGCTGAAGTCCGAGACCGCCGCGCGCATCAGCGCAATGATTGGCGAGGCTCAGCCGTACTTAGTCGTTGACGTTGCCCGCTTCGACAGTCACGCCGACCACCTCAACGTCGCCAACGGTATCGTTGACCTGCGAAGCGGTGCCGTCGTAGCGCATGACCGCACATGGTTTTTTACCAAGTACATCGACATTGACTTTGACCCCAACGCCGACCGCACCGTCATTGATACGTTTATGGCGACGATAACGGCGGGCGACCTTGACCTGACGCAGTACATTAAACGCGCCGCTGGGTATAGCATCACTGGGCGCACCGATGAGCATTGTCTATTCTTTGCCTACGGCAACGGCAAGAACGGCAAGTCGACATTTATGAATATGCTCAGCATGGTCATGGGCGACTACGCGACCACGACGAGCGTCGAAGCGCTCCTAGACATCAACGCCAAAGGCGAGGGCGCATCGCCGTACATGGCACGTCTACCCGGCAAGCGCTTGGCCATGGCTCAAGAGATGCCCGAAGGACGGCGCATGAATGAGTCGTTAGTCAAGTCAATCACCGGAGGGGATCGCATCGCTACCCGAGGTCTGTACAAAGATGTGTTTGAGTTTACACCCAGTCATAGCCTCTGGGTGTCGGGGAATCACAAGCCCCGCATCACCGGCACCGACGACGGCATATGGCGACGACTGCGCATCCTGCCATTTACCACGACGATACCCGAAGCCCAGCGTCGTGACAGCAGGGTCATCGAAGCGGAGTTCTATGCGCATCGCACCGGAATACTCCGCTGGCTCATCGAGGGCGCACGGATGTGGTACAAGATGGGGCTTAGTTCCTGCCGTGCCGTAGACGATGCGACGGCGGAGTACCGCGGTGAGGAAGACGCCGTCGCACGGTTTATTGCAGAGCGGTGCGACCTCGGACCAACGAAGTCCGTCAGCAAAGCGTTACTCTATGCGGCGTGGCGCGAATGGACGGAAGACGAGGGAGACAAAGCCGCCTTCGCCAAGTCCCAGCGGTGGCTTCTTCGCCAGCTGAGTGCGCGCTGGGATTGCACGAAGGGCGGCAACGGCGGAATGTCTGTTATTGGCATCGCCTTACGTCCTGACCATAGCGATGCGGACGAGTACTTTGCGCCGACGAAGTCAGACCGTGAGCTGCTTCGGGAGATGCCGATGCAGTAGCGTAATGCACTAATGCACTAATAGTGCATTTTCGGAAAAGTTTTTCTATTTGTTTTTTCACGTGGAGAATTTCCGCAAAATGCACTATTAGAGCATTATGAACTCAACGAAGTCCAAATACACCAAGCCACCCCGCCCCACATAGTAAAAAAGGAGCTCCGATGAAGTTCTTAACAGTTCCTACGATGATGCAATGCCTCGTCTGCCGTGACCGCATCAATGCCAAGGCACCGTATCCGCAGCTCTGCGACGCCTGCCGAGCGAAGCCCAGCCGATCCCTCGTTGCCGCACTGCACCTCGAAGTCGACCGCTTGGCCCACGCGTGGGGGAAGCTCGTGACGCCCGAGCTCGAGCCACGCTTTACCAAGATGCTCGAAGTCGTATCCGACCTCGACCTGCCAATGACTGCGTTTCAGCGCATGGATGCGATGCAGAAGTTCGGTGTCCGCGTCGTCAAAACAATCGAACAGGGCGGCGACTTCGCTCGCCTCGTTGAGGCATGGTGGACACACCGCATCCGCAAAGATGACCTTCGTAGTCTTGAATTACAATTAGCGTGGGCAAAGATACAAGGAGATGACGATGGCAGCACGCAGACAAACTAGCTACGACGCCAACCATATCGAAATCGTCGAGAAGCTTCGCTCCATCGGCGCCGTGGTCGTCGACTTGGCAGCGGTCGGCAAAGGAGTACCCGACATCCTCGTCGGCTGGCGAGGGCGAACCTACCTATTCGAAATTAAAACGACGAAGGGCTATGTCCGGGCGACGCAAGAGCAGTTCTTCCGGAGTTGGAACGGTGGTCGCATCGCCGTCATCCGCAGCTTCGACGAAGCCCTCGACGTACTGACGGAGGAAAGACAATGATTGAACTCATACTCTACCTCGCCTGCGCACTCGGCTCGTGCCACGTCGCACCGCTGATGGTCACGCCGGAAGCCGTCGCCATTGCGACGTGTGAATCAGGCGACACGGTTGACCTTGGCACCTACTCAATGACGGCGAGAAACAGCGTCACCGGCGACGGTGGCGCATGGCAATTCAACGATGCGACCTACGTCTGGCTCAACGGCTACGACCACGCCGAGCTGGACACCCCGAAGAATCAGTACGACACCTTCGTCTATCTTTGGGACGACGGCGCAGGGTGGCGTCACTGGGCATCGTCCAAGCCGTGTTGGACAAAGTGGTTACGAATTGATAGCGCGGGAAAGGCAGTGTGGAGATAATGCACCACGCTACCATCATCGCCATCACTGGAGGGACTGAATGATACAGAGTGATACTGAGATTAAAGCGTTGATTGACGCCGGTATGATTGAGGGTGCGGAGCTTGGCCAAGTCCGCACCGGCGTGATATCGTATGGTGTGACGTCGTATGGCTACGATATGCGATGCGCCGATGAGTGGCAATACTTCAACCACGAAAGCGCCCGAGTGATTGACCCAAAGCGGGGCAACCTCCAAGAACTCATGACCGCCACCGTGGCAACGCATTTTAAGATACCGCCCAACGAGTTCGTGCTCTGCCGATCACTGGAGTACTTCCGCATTCCCAAGGACGTGCTGTGCGTCGTCGTCGGCAAGTCAACGTACGCCCGCTGTGGGCTCATCGTCAACGCGACGCCGCTTGAGCCGGGCTGGGAGGGCCACGTCACCATTGAGCTCAGCAACACCGCACCGTTGCCAATCCGTGTCTATGCCAATGAAGGCATCGCCCAGGTCTTGTTTTTCCGTGGCCGACCCGCTGCTAAAAACTATGCAGATAAGCAAGGTAAATATCAGGGACAGCGTGGCATCACGTTGCCCAAGGTGGAAAGGTAAAGTTATGCCAGACCCACGCAACGCTAAAGCGGAATTTATCGACGAGGTTGAGGGAAAGTCTGTACAATGCGCCGTTGTACAACGTGGCTCTTGGGTGGAATTTACCGCAGAGTATTTTTTGCCCTGTGATTACACACTTGCAGAGTATGACGCATTTTTGCAAAGCCTCGACTTTGTCTACGATGCGGGCTTTGGTGGCCAAGAATTGTTCGGTATCATCTGGTACACCGACGGCACGTGGTCGTCACGCTATGTGTACGATGGCGAGGAAGAGTGGGTACATAGACACGTTCCCGTAGTACCACCCGAGCTCATCAGGGTAAAGCGATGATGATTATCAGGTTTATCCGTACTACAAAGTTTTGTCACCGCTGTCGCCACGTCGCACTACGGGTAAGCTTTCGCATCCTCGTCACCCGTCGTCATGAGCGTGGTTATCCGCAACGCTATCGGCAGAGGATTGACGGGGTAATGGAGCCGATTCTCCCCCGTCGTGGCTTTTTGTTTATTCGCAAATACAAAGTATGGATAAAACGATGACCGACCCCGTCTTCCTCATCCACAACGGCGTTGTCATCAAGCTCACCCCTGCTGACGACGCCATAGAGACAGGGTGGGAGCTTGGCCAGTACGCCGACAATCTTGGGCGCCGCATGGCATATTACGAAGTGAGACACCGTCCCACGATGACCGACAGCGAGTATACTGAGATGATACGAAGAGTAAAGGAGATTGTACGATGAGCCTACCGATCCGCCTTCCCATTAGCGCACCGAGCTACAGCGCCGGCGGTGCCAACTTTTACATCGATAAGACCGGCGCTATTTATCAAACGTGGGTCGGTCGTACTGTCGCCGGCGGTGACTGGGGAAGCCACGTCTACCGCACCGCCCCCGGCGCCCCTTCGACGTTGCTCTTCTTTCAACCAAATATCAACGGTTACCTCGAGATTGTCAATAAGCAACTTTGGTTTGGCTTCTGCGATCAACGTGGTGCCCAGTGGCGCTTGCTCATTGACGGCTACATCGACCCAAGCGACACGCCGTCTTCCACGGTCGTCAACGTCGACGAAGCGCAGGTCGCTGGGCTCAAGCAAGGACTGAACACCGCCCAAGCGACGGCGGACCGTGCTATCGGCGCAGCCAACCAAGCCATCGGCGTCGCCAACCAAGCCGACAGCGACGTCAATGCGCTGACCGCCCAAGTTGCCGCTTTGCAAAACCAAGTCAACGCCTTGCAAGCCCAAGCCTTGACCAAGGCGCAAGTGGAGGACATCGTGTGGGCAAAGATATGGGACGTCAACTACTTGATACGGCTTGGCTTCATTAAGGGGTCAAGCGATATTCAGCAGGTACAAGACTACTTGAACGACTTGGCAAGCTACATCAAGCGCATCGTCAAACTGTGATATACTACGTAGGCATGGTCACCTGACTCCGGATACCGAAGCTCCCACGACGCGCCATCATCGTGGGGGCTTTGCTTTGCCCTTGACACCCCCCTGACAATAGAAGTAAGGGAGGAATTTTTTTATGCCATATCCCGTCGATACCGTGCCCGCGCAAAGCCAAGGCGATGCTCGCACAATGCCACCCGAAGTCATCGTCTTACATCACACCGGCTCCGCAGGGACACCGCAAAGTCAGATAGCGTATTTGCAAAGTAATCCAAGAGGCGTATCGATTCACGTCATCATTGCCAAGGACGGACGACGGACGCGCATGGTCATCGATGAACGCATCGCCTATCACGTCGGCTATAGCGTCGTCGGCAGCTTAGGGAATCGTAGTCCGAACGGGATGAGTCTTGGCATCGAGATTATGAACAGCGGGTCCAAGACCGTGCCCGATCCGTATCCGCATGAACAAATAGACAGCACCGCCGAACAAGTGAGTATCTGGCTCAAGAAGTTCCCGACAATCCAGATGATTACGCCACACGCCGGAATTGATACACAGGGCAAATACGACCCCTACGCGTTTCCGTGGGATGTCTTTTGGAAGTTGTTGAGTGAGCATATGAGGGGGTGATAGGATGACGCCGTCGGTCGAAGTGTCAATCGCAGAAATTGCCAAGGACATCAAGTACATCATTAAGCGCCTCGATGAAGGCTCGGCACGCTTTGAGATAATCGAAGCGCAACTCGCCGAACACGAAAAGCATATCCAACGTTTATACGGCGCCCTCGCCGTGGTCGCCTTCGCTGTTCCTTTAATTGTCAAGTTTTGGATAGGAGCATAACAATGAAACCGTGGTATGAATCTAAGACCCTGTGGTTTAACATCTTCGCATTGCTCGCCGTCGTTATCGGCACGCTGACCAAGTGGCCCGAGTTGACCGAGTTTTATCCCCAGCTCACCGTCGCATTGAGCATCGTGAATATGATTCTTCGCTTCATGACCTACGAGGCTATTGGCAATGGCGAATCCAAATCGTAAACAACTGGTCAATGAAAAGCCAATCTTTACCCAGCTTCAATGCGAAGACCTTATCGAAGCGGTGGCGGAACTTGGCGTCATGCACAACGCACTACAAGCCGTCGGACTCGACAAAAAAACGGTGTGGCGCATGGAGCAAGCCGACCCGACCTTTGCCAAGCGACTTACTGACGCAAGGGCGAAGGGTAAGGAGAATCGTTTAGATTATGTTGAGGCGTGCTTGTATAAAATGGCGCCGACCAACGTCGCTGCAGCAATTTTTCTAGCAAAGTATCTCGACCCGGGATATAGAGAAAACCACAATGTCAACGTATCTTCTACCCCTACCAACTACACAATCGACCTCAGCTTGCCCGCCGGTGACGATACGCCACACGACGCAGACCAGAGCGCAACAACGCTTTTGGAGTGATCCGTCGCGCTTCCGTATGTTCATCGGTGGGCGTGGCTCAGGCAAGACGAGGGCCGGCGCCGTAGAGGCACTGAGGCAACCGGAGGGATCGCTTGGGCTCATCATTGCGCCTACGTACCCGATGCTAAAGCTTGGCGCCATGGAGACTATCCTGAGCTTGGTAGCGTCGGCTGGCATCGCCACGTCATGGAATAAATCTGATAAGGAGCTGCGCTTGCTCGGTGACCGCACCATCATCTTCCGCAGTGCCGATAATCCCGATGCCCTCCGTGGTGCCAATGCGTCGTGGCTCTGGCTAGACGAGGCGGCCATGATGACCGACACCACGTGGCCAACATCCATCGCCACTCTTCGTCGGCAGCCGGGTCGAGCGTGGATCACCACGACACCACGTGGCAAGAATTGGCTGTACGACGTATGGCAAGGCGGCGGCGATGACTACACGATTACCCAAGCCAAATCCACGGATAATCCGTTTTTACCTTCGCACTTCATCGAGACGCTACGCCAATCGATGACGTCCGAGATGTACCGCCAAGAAGTCGACGGGCAATTCATTGACCCCATCGGCGCAATGTTTCAGCGTCACTGGCTCGGCGTCGTCCCTCGTGCGCCCGAAGGGCTCAAGTGGTTTCGCTACTGGGACCTCGCCGCCTCCACCAAGACAAGCGCAGACTACACCGCCTCCATCCGTGCCGCGCTTGGTGATGACGGCGTGGTCTATCTTGACGCCGGTATCCACATCAAAGCGGAGTGGCCAGACGTCCGCAAGGTCATCGTGTCAACGATGCACAGCGAAGCCGGTACGCAGGTCGGCATCGAAGAGGCAATACACGGCTTAGCGGCAATTCAGGAACTGCGTCGTATGCCAGAGATATCCGGCGTGTCGCTTCGTGGGATTAGAGTCGACAAAGACAAGCAGAGTCGGGCGATGCCATGGGCGGCGCGGGCTGAGAGTGGCAAGGTGCGCGTAGTCGCCGGCGCATGGAATCGACAATTCATTGACGAGGTCGTCGGCTTCCCCTCATCAGCGCATGACGACTACGTAGACGCCGCCTCGGGCGCTGTAGCAATGATGAGTAAGCCTAGAGTATCATGGGGGTTTGCGTAATGCCTATTGTTGGATATCCGGGCTGGGTTGATGCCCTTCGTAACGGCGAGGCGTTAACCTCAACTATTGACGCCTATAACTCGGTGCCGATGTTGTATCGCGCCGTCAATCTGCGATGCGACGCCATCAGCTCGGTGCCGTACCGCATCAACCGCGGTGACACCGAAGTCGAATGGCCGTGGACGCAAAGTTTTAACCAGCTCATCAAAGAAACCGAGCGCGCGCTGTTACTGACCGGATCGGCGTTTTGGCTCAAGCTCAAAAAGGGCAACGTCTTAACGGGGTTTCAAGCCCTGAACCCACAGACCGTCATGGTCAAATTCGACGCCAGCCAAGCGGTCGCAGGGAATCCCTACGCGGGGATTACGTTTACCCAGCAGTTCCGTGGCGTGACCTTTGGACCGTGGTCTGTTGATGACGTCGTCTACTTTCGTGAGCCATCGATGACCGACGAAATCGGGCCCGGTCTTGCACCGGCGCGCGTTGCGTTGCAGAGTGCGCAACTTGCCCACTACTTGGAACGCTTTGCCTCTCACTTCTTCGAAGGCGGTGCGCAACCGGTGACAATTATGAATCTTCCGGAGAACATGGACGAAGCGGAGTTCCAACGCTTCAAAGGAGAATGGGGGAAATTCAGTGGAGTGGTCAACGCCTTTCGCACCGCCTTCGTGCGCTCACCCGAAATTAAGGCGACGGTCATCACGCCGCCGATCAAAGACCTCATGCTACCCGAGCTCCAAGAGCGCGTAGTTACCACCATCGCTATGACACTGGGCGTACCGCGGACGATGCTCGAAGCCAGCGCCGCCAACTACGCAACGGCCGACAGCGACCGTCAAAGTTTTTGGCGTGAAACCGTCGTGCCACGGCTTGGGCTTTATGAGCACGTCATCAACACGCAACTCTTTGCGGCGATTGGTTATGAACTTGTCTATCATCCTGATGAACTCGATGTCATGCAGGCGGACGAGGCGGCGCGCGCCGGATCACTCAAGATGCTGGTTCAGGCAGGGATGCCGCTTCGTGGCGCAATGCAGACCCTTGGCTATAGGAACATCGATGAGACCTTGGCAATGACTGGGCCCGAGACGATGACTCCCGAAGTTGTGTCACTGCCGACCGAAGTGGGCGACAACGTGGAACCGACGGCGAGCAATGCGCCAGCCCAAGCCGTGCCCATTGCCGCACGCAGTGTAGACTGGGCGTTACTGTCAAAAAAATTAGAGCGGCGCATTAAGTCGGGGCGTGACCCTCGCTGCTCATTTACCTCCGACGTTATCACCGACGACGAAGTCAAGTCGGTAATGGCGCGGCTTAGCCCCGACTCCACCGTGTCCGACGTGGTCAACGTCGTCGCTCAAGTCAAAGCCGTCGATGATATGACACCGGACGAACGACGGATATACAACGCGATTGCACCGGAACTCGCTAAGCGAGGCGCGACGTGGGCTCGGCAAATTACGCAGAACAAAGAAGTCGACCCCACATTAAAAGACGTCATCGCACCCGTGTTAAATGCGGAGCTGGCAACGCAGATGGGCAAGCGCATCGACACGCTGGGAACGCAGTTTAATATCCCGATGGACACGGGCGAAGAGTCACAGCGGGTCACCGACTGGCTAAGCGACTACGTGCCAAAGACGACGGCAAAGATTGACCAAACCACCGCCGACCGCATCAAGCCCATCATCGAAACATACCGCAAAACGCCGGGCATGACGATTGATGACTTGATCGCCATGATGCGCCCGTTGTCAGACGCCACACGAGCGCGGATGATAGCAGTGACAGAGACAACGCGCGCCGCTGCGCAAGCGACGGTCGAATATCAGCAGTACCTCGGCAAAGCGGGTATCACGATGATTCGCGTATGGAATACCGATGCCGACGAAAAGGTGTGCCCGATATGCACCGGCGAAGCCTACGGGGTCAACCTCAACGGCATGACGGAGGATGAGTGGCCAACAGAGGTCGCCGGCGGTCCCCCTGCCCACGTGAATTGTCGCTGTGATACGTCGCTCCGCTTGGTGCGCTCATGATTCGCACTGAGGTCGAAATCATCAATCGCATCTCTACCGCAGCGATTCTCGACGCATGCCGAGCGGTCACCCTCGGCTACGCCGTCGTTGTTCAGGGACAACTCAACGAAGACAAGCCGCCACCGCCAAAACGTGGCTCGATGAAGTGGAAGTCGGAGAAACAACGGCGCTTTGTGATGGCAATGTATGCGCAAGGCAAGCTCCGTATCCCGTATTTACGAGGCACGGGCAACGGACTACAGGGGAGTCAGACGCTCAACCGGAGCTATCGTGTTGACCTTGACGGCGACACCGCAGTCCTCATGTCGGCGGCGTCGTATGCGCCGTATGTCGTCGGCGACCAACAAGCCGAAATCCACAAAGGACGATGGAAGACGGCGAGAGACGCCGCTATCGAAGTGCATCAAAGTGGTGACCTGCAAACCATCGCCGACCAAGTATTCGCTAAGTTTCAACCGTAGAAAGATCTTTCAGACGCTATGAACGACTTAATCACCACGCTTCGCACCTTGCTCGCACAGACCCTCTTTGCCTACTACAAAGCGCACGCCTCGCATTGGAATGTAATCGGCGCCGACTTTCCGCAGTACCACAAATTCCTCGGCAAAGTCTACGAAGAACTCTTTGAGGCCGTTGACGACATCGCCGAGATTATCCGAAGCCTTGGATTCAAAGCGCCGGCAACGCTGGCTACGTTGGCCACGATGCAACCCGTTGACCCGGCGACGGAAGACGACGCCTTGCCCGCAATGATTATCCAGCTCAAGGCGACGAACGACCTCATCATGGTGACGCTCCGGCAGGGTATCGACCAAGCGACCGCCGAGCCAGCGGTGCAAAACTTTTTGCAAGACCGCCTCATGGCTCATCAAAAACTCGGCTGGATGTTGACCGCTATTTTGTCCTAGGAGGAATCATGGCAGACACCTACACGCCACCGGCGTCGGTTGCACAGAACGCCCGTCGTGCGCTCGATGTCCGCAAAGCCAAGCCACCGTCACAGCGTGGCATGACGCCGGTCGGCATCGCACGAGCGACGCAACTTGCAAGTCGCAGTCCGGTGTCGCTTGACACGATACAGCGCATGGCGTCGTACTTTGCCCGTCACGAAGTTGACAAACAAGGGTCGACCTGGAGTGAGCAGGGCAAGGGTTGGCAAGCATGGCACGGCTGGGGCGGAGACGAAGGACGCACGTGGGCAAACAGTATTTTAGCAAAACAGGAGACGAAGATGGAAAAGTCATTCAAAGCCGGGTCACGGCATAGCGCCGCCGATCAACAACTCATCAGTAAGGCGCACGGCTATGCCAAGTCGATGATGGAAACCATGGTGCAACTTGGCCATGCGGAGGTTAATCCCGACCCCACCAAGGCGGTCAAAGTGTTGACGCCGGAGGGACTGAGCCCACGCCAAGATGCCATGGTCGCCGCCTATACGAACATCGTCGCAACGTCGGGAAAGTTTAGTACGGGCATCAGCGAAAGCGGCGCCCACTACTGTGCCGATTCACCGTGGGATGACGAAGGCATGGTCTGTGCGAACTGCGTATTCTACCAAGGCGGTGCGTGCCAACTCGTCGAGGGCATGATTGACCCTGAGGGAATTTGTAAGCTGTGGGTCATCCCCGAAAAGTCCTTAGTAATGGCAGCGCTTGAGCCGATGCCCGTAGACATGGACGACATGATGGATATGGGATATGCAATGGATGACATGAAAGCCGTTGCCGACCGCAACACCACACCCAAGGAACGGCAAGGGATGCCCGCGGGTGACTTTGTTTTCCCTGATACCCGCAACTTCCCCATTGTCACCCCCGGCGATATCAGCGCCGCCGTGTCAAGCTGGGGTCGCTACGGTGGCACGGAATCCTTCGACACTTTCAAGCAAAACCTCATTGCCCTCGCCAAGCGCAAGGGACAAACCTTTTTTGATGCGTTGCCGCAGGCATGGTTGGACGAGATGACAAAAAAGGCTATTGACACCCCCCTGACAATTGAAGTAGGGGACGATGTCAAAGCGTTGGCCCGTCGCTTACTCGGAGTACTGCAATGACCGACTTTGTTAAATCCTACGGCAGCGGCGTAAAAGCCGTGGGCGATTACACCTTGCAGGGTCGTGGCATCGTCTACGGTGGGCAAGACCTCACCGGCGACCGATTCACCAAAGCGACCGACCTCGGCGATACCCGTAGCTTTGTCGGCACGCCGGTCTACTACGACCACGGGCTCAGCTCCATCCGTGGGCAAATCGGTACGGTCAAAATGTGGACACCGACCGACGACGGAATCGACGTACAGATTGAGTTAGACAAACGCCTTGACTACGTGGGCGACGTGATGAAGCTGGTTAAAAGCGGAGCGCTTGGCTTAAGCACCGGCGCACTCAGTCACCTCGTTGTTCGTGACAAAGGCGAACTCAAGCGCTGGGTCGTCGGCGAAATATCCCTCACCCCAACTCCGGCGGAGCCCCGGACACTCACCGAAGTGAAGGCAACTCAGAACAACACCGCGCGCACTGCGGCGGCGACGTTGAGCCCTAGCGATATAACCTTAACCAATCAACTTAAAGGAACTACTGTGGAAAACATCAATCAGATTGTGCAAGACGCCGTTGTGGCTGCGCTCAAAAACGTCGCTGGCACCCCCGTCGAAGGCGGTGTCATGACTGCGCCCGCAACGAAGACCGTGACCACCCGTGGCTTCAGCAACGAACCCATGGAAGCCCTCAAGTACTACCTCAAGACCGGCGACCGCATCGCCGCCAAGACCACGCTTGCCGAAGGTGCGAGCAACACCGGCGGCTACTTGGTGCCCGTTGACCTCTACGACCAAATCATCGCTCGCCGTGATGAACAAAGCTTGCTCGGTGCGTTCAACTTCCGCCGTATCGTCACCAAAGAAAAGCAAATCGTCATCCCCGGACAAAGCACCAAGGGCTCATTCGCCATCGTGTCGGAATCAGGATCGGCCAATTTCAGCGAACCCAACTTCGCCAATTCGCAGACTGTGACGTTGTACAAATACAGCTTGGCGATGAAAATCACCAGCGAACTTTTGAACGACGAACAAAGCAACTTGCAAAGCTTCCTCAGCACGGAAATCTCACGAGCCTATGCCCAAGCGGTGAATAACTTTATCATCAACGGCACTGGCTCAAGTCAGCCCTACGGCATCTTGGCACGTGCATCGAACAGCACGACCGCCGCATCGGCTACCGCTGTGACCTTTGGCGAAGTCACCGGTCTCGAGTACCAAATCACCGGCGCCTACATGACCGGCGGGAATGATGTCGGCTGGATTATGAAGAACTCAACCCTCGGCAAGATTCGCGCATTGACCGGTAATTACCCCCAGTTTCAGCCGTTGTCAACCAACGCCATTGCCGGCAAAACGGGCAACCTCCGCGACCTCGACGGCTATCCTGTATTCACGTCGGAATACACCCCAGCCATGACCACGGGTCTCAAGAGCATCATCTTCGGGAACATGAATTACTACAACTTCGTCGAGAACGGTCAGCTCGAAATCAAGCGCAATGACTCGCTGTACATGGCTACTGACGAAATCGGGTACTTCTGTTACTTCCGTGCTGGCGGCGACGTCAACCAAGGCGAAGCCTTCTCCTACATCATCCAAGCCTAACAACGACTATGCCCCGACGTCGTGCGCACGGCGTCGGGGTCTAAGGATGTCACAATGCAAGTTCAACTCCTCGAAGGATTATCCGGCACCTACGAAGATGAGGTCACGCCGCTCTACGCATCAACCGGCGACATCATCGACGTGAGTCCGGAGTGGGCACAACGCCTCATCGCCGCCGGCATCGCCGTGGCTATAGAGCCGGACGTCGTCGAAGCGCCGAAGAAAAAGCGGGTGGTCTAAGTGGCATACACGACGACAGCATTGCTCAAAAGCTACATGGGCGTCACGGCAAGCACTGACGACACCCTGCTGTCGCTTTGTATCGACCGTGCCCAAAGCACCATCGAAAGCTACACCAACCGCCTCTTTGAAGTCAGCGCCGACACGACGCGAAAGTACACGCCAATCATTGACCGCATCGGATCGGGCATGGGATTCAACGGCAGTCTCATCGATGACTACACCATAGACCTCGACTTCGACCTCATCTCCATTACGAGCATCACCAACGGCGACGGCAGCGCAGTGCCAACGTCGGCAGTCGTGACGATGCCCCTGAATTTTACGCCGGCGTATGCGGTGCGGATTAAGCAGGCATCGGGCTACTTTTGGACATACAACGGCAGCCCCGAAGCCAGCGTATCCATTACGGGACGCTTTGGCTACTCATTGACTCCCCCGGCGAACATCGTACAGGCGACGCTCCGTCTCGCTTCGCAGATGTATCGCCAACGGGACGGCTCGCCCGACCTTGGGAACAGCATCATCAGCGCCGACGGATCAACCATCGTCACCTCGGCCATGTCACGCGATATCGAAGCGTTGCTTAAGCCGTATCGACGGAGAATATAAATGGGCTCACAACTCACCTCCATCGTTGACGCAGTGGCGGCGCTGTCAATCACTGGCTACTCAATGAACGTCCTTCGTGGCACGACGCTCAAAGACCAAGTGGACGACGCCGACGTCCCGACTCGCATCGTTAACGCCATCGGCTTCACCTCGGCACGAACACGCACCACGACGCTGGGCGGCTCGGGTCACGTCATGCAAGCGGAGTGGACGATTAGCGACGTCGCCCTCCTTCGTGCGGCGGGGCTTGGGCTTGGGCTCAAAGACATCGCCGGAAGCGTCGAAGGCTACCTCGCTGCCTACCACAATTCACTTCGGACACTGATTGCCCCGACATGGGTACTAAGTGGTGCATCGCTACGGGCGACGGTACTCGAGTGGCCACAGGGATCGGGCAGATATTACGACGCGGTCACCGCTACACTCACCATCACCGAAATCATCCAATAGGAGGACTCCATGGCACAAACAACCGGAGCCGTTACCGGAGCGGCCGCTACCGTATCCATCTATGTCTCATCGGCATACACCGATATTTCCGGGTCATCGCAAAGCATTAACGCCACCACGGCAAAGGTGGTGAACAGCGATGCGTACACGTTTACGGGGAATTACCCCATCGTCACCGTGGGCAAGTATGAAAAAGTCGAGGTAAAGGTCAACATCCTTTATACCGAAGTAGCAGGCGAAGCCTTCCTCGTGGTGCAAGCGTTATTCGCCGCCAACACCGCTACGAAGGTCAAGTGGCTTCCTCTTGGCGCCGCCGCCGGTGCCGACCAATACGAAACCATGGCGACGGGCTACATCACGGCTATCGAATACCCACCTATCGACGCCAGCAAAGCGGGCCCTGTCATGGTAAGTTTTACCGTGACCGCACCCGGAATCACCTACACTAACAACGCCTAATATACGCGGGCAGGGCGCACGTCGGACATCCGTGCGCCTCGCCATATTCTATGATGTCCGTATTAGGAGATGTCCCCCCTATGTATACCATCGATGCAGACCGTTTAACTATCCGTGACATGATGACGCTTGGCACTGCGGGCACTGCGGGCGACATGGTCGCTATTTTGCCTATTCTTGAAAAATGCGTCGTTACCAACGACGGGCGCAAGGTTGAGGATTTACCTGCGACGCACCTGCGCATTATCGTCAAAGCCTTGACTGAGAAACTCTCCGGCACTGACTCGGGAAACTAAAAGCGGCGCTCCTTGCCCACCTCTGGACGCAAGGCCCCGCGCCGCTCGAATACATAGAGCTTATCTGCTGTCGTGATATTTACCACTGTCCGCCGTCACAGCTTCCGCCGTGGTACATCATCCAGCAACATCTCATGATGATAAACGTCGAAGCCGAAGTCAGAAAAAGGAATTCATAGCATGGCCGAAGAAACCGTCGTTATACGCTTTATCGGTGACGACCAAGTAAGCAAAGTCGCCAACGATGCCGGCAACGCCATCGAAGGCGTCGGCTCCAAAGCATCGTCGGCGGGCGGCGGATTCAATGCCCTGCAAAGCATTGCCACCGGTGCATTCATGGCAATCGGCACCGCCGCCACCAACCTCGCCGGCGCCGCCCTTAGTAAAATCACCGACTTTATTGGTGACTCAATTAAGGAAGCCGCCGACTGGGACAAAGCCATTGCGCAGACTGTCGCCGTGGTCAAGTCGACCGGTGAGGCGGCGGGATTCACTGCCGATCAACTTGCACAAATGGCATCGGACATGAGTGCAAGCGCCGGACAAAGCATATTCAGCCAAGACGCCATCCTCGGCAGCGAAAACGTGCTCGCAACGTTTACGAGCATCAAAGGCACGTCGTTTACCGGTGCAACCCAAGCGGTCATGGACATCAGCCAAGCCCTTGGCACCGACTTACAAAGTAGTGCGATTCAGGTCGGCAAAGCCCTCAATGACCCGATTAAGGGAATCAGCGCATTAAGCCGAGTCGGCGTCTCGTTTACCGATGACCAAACGGCGATGATTAAGAAGATGCAAGAAGCCGGCGACATGGCTGGTGCACAGAAAGTCATCCTCGATGAGCTTAGCAAAGAGTTTGGCGGAAGCGCCGCCGCCGCCGTGAATACGTATGCCGGACAGCAGATAGTACTTGGTGAGCAATTTAAGGAGATTGAGCGAAGCCTCGGTCAGGCATTGCTCCCAGTGCTGATGCGCTTTGGGAGTTTTGCCCAAGAAACGTTAGTGCCCGCAGTGCAAGACCTCATCAACGTCTTTATCGGCTGGATTGACGGAGTCAACTGGGATAGCGTTATGCAAGCCCTCGGCGCTATCAATGATGCGCTGTATGACTTTATCTACGGCACGGATTGGCAAGGCGGCATCGATAAAATCGGCGCGGGCTTCAATTCGTTTATGACGTTTATTTCGCCAATCACGACGGCACTGAGTAGCCTCTGGGCAACGGCACAGCCAATCCTCGCTCAGCTGTATAATGCCATCGTCAATCAGGTCGCATCGCCGCAAGTGCAGTCACAGCTTCAAACCGTGACGACAATCTTTACTTTGCTCGCCGACATTCTGGTTGGCGTCGTTGCCCTTGCCATCAACATGATGAAAGTGCAGTTTCAAGGTTTCTACGACGTCTTTACCATCGTATGGCCATATGTCCAAACGGCGCTTAATCTGTGGATGCAACTTATTGCACCGCTACAAACAATGTTCATCGTCGCACTAACGGCGATTAGCCAGCTACTCAAAGGCGACTTTATCGGTGCATGGGACACCGTCAAAACCGCCGTTATGACCTTTGTCAGTACGGTGACGACCGCAGTGCAAGGCATGGTCACGTCGGTGCTCATCGCCGTCGGAACGATGGTAGTCAGCCTTGCAAGCCAAGCGCTAAGCGTCGGCTCAAGCATCGCCAGCGGTATCGCACAGGGAATTAGCAACGGCGCAAGCGCTATCGCCAACGCCGCCAAGGGTGCCGCTCAGTCTGCGCTCGATGCGGCGAAAAAACTGCTGGGCATTGCGTCACCGTCGAAAGTCTTTGCCGATCAGATTGGCTATCAGATGAGCGCAGGTATGGCGGCGGGTATTATACGTGGCGTCCCTGACATCACCGGCGCAATCGGCGGGGCAACGGGCGCAGCCGTCGGTGCCGTTAATCAGACGACACAAAATTACTACCTGTCCGCATCGTATCAAACGGCGCAGTCGGAGTCTTCGATTGGCAACGACCTACGGGCAATGCAATTACTCGCCGGAGGCATGGCATGAGCTACGCTATCACATACATCAGCGGTGGAACGACGTTTAACCTAGATGGCTACGATGCGGTCACGGGATTCACGTTTAACTACCAAGGCGACCAAGGCTTCGGCCTCGCTCCCATGCACCGCATTACCCAGCGTGGGCCGATGCAACACGGTGACAGCGACGTTGACTTTCGCCTTGACCCTCGTATTTTGCAGTTACCAATCTTTGTTGCTACCACGACACCCGACGAATACTACGCCGCCCGTGGTCGGCTGCTGAGTATATTCTCACCAAGTAACAGCGTCGGCACCATCACAGTTACGACGTCAACGTGGGCACGTAGTATCGACGTGAAAGTCTTGGGCGGACTTACCTTCGACACCGATGCAAAAGCGGGGTATAGTCTTCGTGCGGTTATTCAGCTTCGTGCGGATGACCCGACGTGGTACGATGCCGAGCTCCATAGCATCGCCGGGGCGTCGGGTATCGCAGGCACGGCGACGGCGTATCCCGTGATATATCCTCGTACCTATGGGACGGCGAACATTAATTCAACGACGTCATTTGCCTATGACGGTACGTGGCTCACCTACCCAATCATTACGGCGATTGGCCCGATTACTGGCTTAGTCATTACCAATAACACCACGGGGCAAATCATCACGACGACCGGGTCAATCGCCGCCGGGCGCACTTACACCTACGACCTACGCTACGGACGCAAGACCGTCTATGATGACCTTGGTAATAACCAAATCGCCACCGTGTCGGCATCGTCGACGCTTGCGACGTGGGCAATCGTGACGGGTACCAACTCTATCTCCATCGCCGCCTCGGCGTCATCGTCACCAGCGGCGGTCAGCATCGCATACTACACCCGCTTCGTCGGGATTTAGGAGACACCATGGCAACGACGGAAAGATCTTTGGGATGGGCAACGGGGGTCGCGTCGACCGACGGCGCATCCACCTACGACTCGTCTCGGATGAGCGCTTTTGAGCGAGCTGGGCTTGGCACCGGCGTACTCTTAACCGGCTCATATCTCACCATGTCCGGCGCCACTACCACGACGCTCACCATTGCAGACGGCTCCGCAATCGTCGGTGGCTACTTCTATGAGTCCAACGGCAGCGTCACCATCTCGACGTCAGCACTTGGCTCCGGCACGTTTAGCGTCGTCATCATCGCCAACACGTCGGCTGGTTCGCAGACCGTCACCGCCAACGGCGCCGCCACCACGACGGTCACCACCGCAACCACTCGTATTGCCTTAGTGACGGCAGGGCAACTCTCCACCATCACGACGTCAATCACGGCGACGAACATCGTCACGCTTGGCACCATCGTGACGAGCTCCGGGACGATTACGACGATTACGCCGTATTATCCCTATGCTACATCACGGCAACAGCGTAGTACGCAATACGTCTATGCGACGGGTGGCACGGCGACAAGCATGACTGCATCGACGTATACCGCGCTGACCACATACGCAAGCGGAGTCTCAAGCCTTGACGGAACGATGACATTCAACACAACCAACGGACAAATTACACTGTATCAAAGCGGACTGTATCACTTTGATTTTTCGTTAACCTACGACTCCAATGCGACGGGCACCCGTCAAGCGCTGTTACAAAATCTCGGCTTCGGCTTCCCCGTCCTTTCGGCGGCGCTCTTTGCCACCAACAGCGTTTTGCGAGGCAGTGTCACCGTCCCGATTACCGTCACCCTTGGCTCGTACAATGCCTATTTTCTGCAGGGATGGTCAAGCGTCGCCAGCCGATCCGTCACCGATAGTCAAGTCACTGTCACGAGGTTATAAGCATGGCACCACAGTACACCATCTATGTCTACACGGCGGGTGGGACACTGTCTGCCGTCTGTACCGACTTCCTCACCATCGCCGT